TCGATACACCTTCGGCTCTGAGCGCTCCGACTCCGCACCCGAAGATCACTCCGGCGAGCTCTTTTGAAGAGACGCCTGTGTCAGCGGCCAGAGCTTCAGCCACTGCGACCATGATCTTGTCCACAAGCATCTGCGAGACCTCTCGACGGTTCATTTTGACTCTTCCCTTCGCGTCGGTTCCTTCACCCACTTGCTCCATGTTTTGGAGATCAAGTCGGCCAGATATTTCCTGTCGTCTTGAGAATCGAGATTGTAGAAGAGGCGTGTACGGTGGTGGATCACGCTTCCGATCACGCTCAAACAAAGCTCTCCGGGCCAGTCGCACGCGATCATGGTCCCGCTCGGAAGTGTGATGTAATCTTTCGTTTCGGCCGGTTTCTCGATCTTGTCGGCCAACTCCTTCCGAAGACGTTCGATCTCTGTTTGCAGGTCACGGGTTTCTTTGTCCGTGCGAAGCTTTTCGAGACGCGCCTTCTCGATCGCGTCAGCGAGCTGCATCGACACTCCGGAGAGAGCGACCGCCTGATCGAGCAACGCTCGCTGTGCGATGCCGGCCTGGCGTTCCCACTTCTCGGCTTCGCTCTTGTGCTCCTCGATCGTTTTCGGAGTTTTGACTGCTCCTGCAAGGTAGGCACCGAGCATGCCTATCATTGGAATTCCGGCTGCGATGCCAGCCCAGTTTGCTCCTTCTTTTGCGCTCATTTTGCGGCCCTCTTCTTCACCGGCTTCGCCCGCAGCGCCTCATCGCGCTGCCTTCGAGCCGAACGACCTGTTTTGCGGTTTCGCCTTCTTCTGTCGGTTCTCATCGTGGTTTCTCCATCGCTGCGGCGATGCCTTCGCTTCGCCAGAACTGGTGTCCGCACTGCTGGCAGCAGCAACGCTTCCTGAGTTTGCCGTCAGCCGGATCAGTGCGGATGCCGGTGTCGAGGCGCTCCGAGTGACAGCGCGGGCAGACGGGTGACGGGAGTTCGCTTACGCTCGCCATTTGAAGTCGTCCTCTGCACGCGCGACACCCGTCAGCAGATGGCTCGCCACCGTGGCCGCCATCGGCTCGGACCCGAACCTTTCCTGGAGCACCCGAGCGAAGAGCTTCGCCGTGTGCGCCACGCCCTGCTCGTCGACGAGGCGCGCGAGCATGTTGGCCCTGCGGGTGTCGGAGGGGGAGTAGGTGCCTTTTCGGACGCGGACGATGCTCATCGGCTCTTCTCCTTCGAGCCCATCTTCTTGAGCGCCGCGGCGAGCCTCGAGAGCCCATCGTCCTCGCCCTTGAGCGTCTCCTTGAACCCATCGCCCTTGTCCGTCTCGACGAGGTCTAGGAAGTTGTCGAGCTTGTTGATGACGGCGTGGAGGATGAGCTCGTCTCCAGTACCGCGCGCGATGACGTACTGAATGAGCACGGGGTCCGTCGTAGAGGCGCCGAACCGGTGCGTACGCGCTTCCCACTGGGCGAGATCACGCGGCTCCCACACGAGCTCGGCGATGACGCCGACGTTCGCGAACGTCAAGTCGATGCCCGTCGCTGTACTGTCGATAGTAGTAACTAGACAGACAGGACCTTCGACGCGACGGAGCTCAGAGATGATTTTGTTGCGTCTCGTGAGAGGCACGCCGCCGTGGATGAACTTGGTCGGCGCTGTCTCGCCGACGAGATCTGCGATTTTCTCACACACGGCGCGGCGGTGGGTGCCGACGACGACGCGCTGACCTGCTTCGAGATGCGATCGAACCAGTTCGATCACGTACTTGAATTTCCCGTCGGCGGCGCTGTCGAGCGCCATGCGCATCTTCTTCTTGTCCTCGACGAGACGAGCGTTCATCACAGTGCGGTACTTGGGGGGCACTTGAACGTCGACGATCTGTCGCTGGAGTGTCGGAATCTCCTTGAGCACTTCTCGCTTCGTGCGCCGAAGACAGAACCAGTCGAGCCGCTGTCGAAGCTCCTTCACATTTGATCGCCCGGAGAAATCCCAGATGAGCTTCTTCGTTTTCTCGGGACCGTCGACTTCTTTTTGCACAGCGCCCGCGTAGCGCATCCCGAACGGGAAAAAGTCGCCGAATCGTCCGGGGCTGATTGTATCGACGACGTTGTGCAGATCCTTCACCTTGTCGACCGGCGGCGTGCCAGTGAGCGCGATACGTCCCTTCGCCGAGTGCGCGAGAGTGCGACATGCCGTCGATCGACGACTGGTCGGGTTGAGAAGCATCTGCGCCTCGTCGAAGACAATCGTCAGATCCCCCTCCGCCCATTCCAAGAGGACATCGACCCATGCGTAGATAATGTCGTAGTGGATCACGACGACGTCGGTGTTCGCCGGCACCGGCTCCGGTGTGACGCCGTACGGTTTGAAAACGCGCGCCTTCGGCCACCACTTCGCGATCTCGCCGCCCTTGTCGTCGAGCTCCGGCTCACGTTCCCACACGCCGCGGACGTGGGCCTCACACACGATGATCGTCTTCCGGCGAAGAGCGCGGACCGCCTTGACCGTCTGGAAAGATTTTCCGACGCCCATGTCATCCGCGAGCAGCGCGCCCGAACCCGCCTGGTTGATGAGAAAGTCGATGCCCTCCTTCTGGTAATCACGCGCGCTATCGTACGACACCGGCAAGTTGTGCTTCCACTTGCGGCTGTTCACTGGAGGCTCTGGCGCTTTGAGCCCGAGCTCCTTCAAGCGCGCGATGATCTGCTCGATCGCATCGACGTAGCCAACATGCGCTTTGCGCTCCGAGTCCCATTTCATGCCCGGGGTGTTGCGCGAAGCCTGATTCAATTTCGGCGAGTAGTAGCCCACGCTGATCGCCCAGAGCGGCGAGTCGGGAAGCTGACGAAGGTGGAAGCCGCTCACGGGACTGCCTTCAAGCGTTCGGCTGTCGCCCTCACGAGCCGATCTACAGCATCGACTACGGCGGGGCCGTTCGGCACAACCTCATGCGCAATCGCGTCGCCGTCGAGCATTGCTGTAAACGAGACCTGTCCAGTACGCAGAACTTCAGCCTCGTATCGAACACCTTTCTCGAACGCTTCTAGTGCGAGCTTCTCGATCTCAGGCGAGCGCTCGATCGACTCGTCGCGCGTCTCGCCGTTCGGACGAAGATATTGCGTGAACGGGATACTCACCGGAGCACCGTGAGTTTGGAGACCGCACGCGTCGCGGCCGTGTACGCCCAGCGCGCCCAGTCCTCATTCGACACGGGGCCGGGGCGCTCGGCGACGACGACGAGATCGTCGACCTGACTACCTTGCATTTTGTGCGCGGTCATCGCGTAGCCGAAGTCGAAAAGAGCCCCCGCCGTCGCGAACGAGTGGATGCCAGTCTCCTTTGCGAGCTCTTCGGACGACGAGTACGTCTTCTCGCGTTGAAACTGAGGACCGAACATCTCGTACTCGCATGCGCCGATCTCATCTTCGGGGAACGCGATCGATCCGATGAGCTGTGTTTCACTTTCTCGGGCCGCCTTGCCGTAAGCGTCCTTGAGCGTGCCGTGCGTGTCTCTGATCAGCTTCCACTTCACGTCGTTCTGAAGCACACCGCGCATCCCGTTAGCGACCGGCGGACGCCCGGACTGCTCTTTGATGTTACGCAGGCACACCACGTGCTCGCCCTTGATCGGCAGATCTCGCCCATCACGAGAGATCCCGCGAACACGTCGGACGGTAGCGTTCAACCCGACGCGCCGCTTGTTGGTATAGCAGACGAGGCCCATCTCCAAGAGACGTGCGGGAGAAGCGCTCTCGTAGCGTTCCTCGATGAGCTGTTCGATGAACCGCAATTTGCCGAACGTTACGGCATCGCCATCCATACTCTCTGGGAACCGTCCAGTCTCGCGGATGATCTTCGAGAGCGCGATGATCGGGTTCCCTTCAGCCTGACGATGAATCTTCTCGAGCCGGAGAGTCGGGTTCTTCATGATCGAACCGACGCCGCCGACTGGAGGGAGCTGGCCGTGATCGCCGACCGCAAGGATCGGCACGCCGTAGCTTTGAAGGTCGCGAAGCATCGTGTCGTCGACCATGCTCGCCTCGTCGATGATGATCAGCCCGTAGTGCCGATCGAGCGCTTCACGGCGTAGCCACTCCTTGCCGCCGCAGAGCTTGCAACGGCCGTCTACCTTCTCGACGTAGACGAACTTCGTCGCAGGCTTGAGCGCCTCGAACGCCTTGAGCCCCTTGATCAGCCCCTTGTGCCCTTTAGCGCAAACGCTGTGCGACGCTGCCGCATCCGCCGCATCGCCGTAGACCCACGCAGTCTCGCCGTCACAGTCTTTCTCCGGGCACGGCTTCTGGATCTCGACCGTCTTCGGCTCGCGGCAGTCGCATGGCCGATAGATGAGCGAGTGGATCGTGCCGCAGTAGGGGCGCGAGTCCGACGACATTACGCCCTCGCGGCTCTTCTTCTGCGCGCCGACAGTCTCGGTGCCGGCGGCTCTGAGTTTCCGACGAAGAACGGAGGTCGCCTTGCCGGTGTACGCGCAGAACGCGGGGAGGTCGACCTGCTCGGCTACGAGAGAGACGAGCGTGCTCTTCCCGGAACCCGCGTAGCCGCCGAGCGAAAGCAGCCCCCCGTCGGCGTCACGTATCCAACCGACGATGGCGTTGTAGGCCGAGAGTTGATCGGACGAGAGATCCTTGACGGTAAGTTTCACGGTTGCCTCCTGGCGCACACGGGTCCGAGTCCAGTCGCGATGCTCTCCGGCGTCGTCAGGCGGCGCCCACAGCGCCCGCAGCGGCCCTCGTGCCACACAGCGAGCTCCGGGTGCATCTCCCCCACCGAGAGCCGCTTCCAGACCCACGCGAAGGCGACGGCGCTCGGAGCGTCCGGCGCGATGCGGCTCTTCCGGCCATGCGCGTACGCGAGACGGCGATAGATGCACCCGAGATAGTCGTAGCTGCTGTCGTTGTCGGAACCCGTCAGCACGGCCACGAAGTGCGGGGGCTCGCTGGTGTCGCCCGCACGACGCTCAGCCTGAACGATGCGGTAGGTGAACCGAGTGCTCGTCCGGCGGCTCTGGAACGTCACGTAGGCGTGCCCGGCCAGCATGAAAGCGACCGTGGCGGCGGGATCGACAAGCTCGGCGCGAGGGCCTGGGGTTTCGTCCATCATGGCTGTAAAAAGGAGGCGGTCTTGCATGTTGTAGCTACGACGAGCGGGGTTCACTGTCTATTCACCTTCTATACACCTTTTTCCGACGAGGCGTAATCAGCCGAAATCACTCCACCGCTCGCCGATCTTCAAATCGATCGGCATGACGAACTGCCGCGCGCCGTCCTCGATGCGCGTGCTCGTGCCCCATCCGTTCGCCGGAACAATGACCGGCTCCTCCCATGTCGTCTTGACGAGCGCTTTCACGTGATCGACGTGACGGTCAGGAACCTCCATGATCGCCGCGTCGTGGATCTGAGCGACGACGCTGGCGCCTGCTGGCAGATGACTGGAAATGGACGGGAGGCGCACATTCATCAGGCTCGCGATGCCGCCCTGGATCGGACGGTTCGCTACGTCGGGGTAGCCGGCGTGCCACCCGAGCCACGAGATCCGCCCCGAGAGCGCGTCGCGGAGATGGCCATGCTTGTCGACCCATTGCTTGTTCCGCTCGACGTACCGGAAGTAGTGCGCGAACACGTCCCGCACCATGTCGTGCATCGAGACCACGTCGCGCATTTGGACGGGGAGGCCCTTGCTGCGCACGAAGCCGAAGATCGTGTCCGGCTGGGCGTAATAGATGAAACCGAAGATGCAGTTCTTCTCGACGTCGCGGAACGGCTTCCCCGCACCCTTTGGATCTCGTCCGATGAGCTCAGCTTCGGCGGGGAAGAGAAGCTTCGCCGTCGCGGTGTGCACGTCTCCGGACTCGCACGCAGCGATGAAGCGCTGATCTCCTGAGAGGTAGGCTGCAAACCGGAGCTCGGCTTGGCTGAGATCGAAGTAGATGAGCTTGTGCCCTGGGCGTGCAATGTAGACTTCGCGCACGCGCGTCTCGAGCACGATGCTCTTGTCTTTCAGATATTCAGCGCGGGGACACGACTGCAACCGGCACGAGTATCGCCCTGACGCTGCGCCGTAGCTTCGCCAATTGAAGTGCGTACGTGACACGAGCGGCGTCTTCTTCGACGGCTTGTCGAGGATCTGGCTCACCAAGTACGTGCTCTTGATCTTGACGACGCCGCGCCACTGCAAGAGCAGGTCGGCGAATCGCCCCGCCCGTGTCGAGCTAGTCTTCAACCGTTCGAGCGTTGTCTGCGACGTCGACGGAAGACCGGACTCCGTCGGATCGGCCGACGCGATCGGTGCCTTCAAGATCGTGAAGAGCGCTTTCCGCACCTCGGCGAGCTGCATCGGATGGAACTTCGCTCGGCGGAGCAGCTTGCGCATCTTCCAGAGAAGATCGGTCTCCTTCCGATCCATCGCTTCGAGAAGTTGCGTTCTACGTTCCACGTCGACGCCTATGCCGTTGATGATCATCGAACGGCATAGGCGCGCGTTGGACTTGTCGACGGCGTATACGTCGAGCTCGTCCGCGAGATCGGCTTGCATCTTGAGCCAGACCTGCGCTTGGATCCTAGCGTCTGCGGCGTTGTAAAGCGTTAGCTCTTCGCCGGAGAGTTTCTCAGGAGGGAGCCCCTTCTCGGTCGCGCCGCCAGTACCTTGCTTGAACGTTACCTTCCACGGCCCGGCGTCGATGAACACGCTCGCGACGTGCGCGAGACGTTGCGGCATGTGGCTTGCGAACGTGTGGTGGGCGACGAGCGTGTCTTCGAGCTTGTCTTCGATCGGCTCGAACGGAACGTCGAAGCGATCGAGCACGACCTGATCGAAGTTGTAACCGTTGTGCATGCCGATCTTCTTCACGCGCTTGAAGAGCGCATTCACGAGCGGCGCGTGCGTCTTTCGCCACGGCCAGATAACAACCGTGTGATCGCCGTCGGAGATCCCGACGCACAGGAGCTTGTTGCGTATTGGATCTGCTCCGTCTTTTCCACCTTCCGTGCTCGCGCCGGTTTCGACGTCGACGCTGATGACGTCGCCCAGCTTTCGGAGCTCGCGCTTGACGTGTTCTCGCTTCGAGACGACGCTGTAGGGGCCGTTCTCAAGCAGCATTTCTTGCGTCAGCTCGCCGCGCGTCCATCGCGCGATCCGGTCGAGATCGATCTTCAATACCGGGAGCCACGTGTCGGAGCGCAGCACGAACGCGGGGTGCACGGTCGGGAGCACTGTCCTGCCGGCGAGCTTGCTTCGCCCCTCGGCGATCTGCGCTTTCAGCCAGAGCTCTTTCCACTTCGGGGCGCCGCGAAGTTTCGCCTTCTTCGCTTTGCTCCAAGCGGGCGCAGGATCGATCTCGCGCGCCGTCCAGACGAATCCGCGCGAGTGCATGATGCTTCGAACGCCGAGCACGGAGAGCGTGCTCGTTTTGCCGAACGTGACGATGGGGATCTTCGGATCGAACGCGGCGAGCTCTTTCAAGAGCCGGGGGGCGCAGAAGGTTGCGGCGAGCTCGTTCTCCTTGTCGATGTTCGAGCGGCAGAGCGCCGCGTTCGACAGGTGTGTCTCAAGAATGTCGATGTCGACTTCTCGGCAGAGGCCCTTCAGGAAAACGCCGGTCTGCCCGATGAACGGTGTCCCGAAGACTTCTTCTTTTCTCCCCGGCGCCTCACCGACGAAGATGAGCTTCGTGGGGAGCGGCGACGCCTTCGGAGGAACGACGGTCGACCCCTTGAGAGGGCAGAGGTCGCAGCGAGCACCTGCGGTGCGAGGGTTGTACTCGCCCGCCATCTGCAACGCGCGCATCATGTTTTGAGCGCTCGCGCAACGTCTTTCGCGCAACTCTCCGCTCCGCGCCAAATTTCTGATCCTGTAAAACGGAGCACTTTCCACCCCTCAAGCTGCATGTCGCGATCCCGCTTTTTGTCTCTCGCCGCTTGCTCTTTCGTCTTTTCGTGGAAATCGTGCCCGTCGCATTCCACAACTACTTTGGCGCCTTCGGCGGTTGTCACAGTAAAGTCGGCGCGGTATCTGCCGCCGCAAATGTCATTCACTTGCTGTCGAATAGTGACATGGGAAGGGAGGACGGCCCGCAGCGCCACCAACATCTTCTCCTCGATTGGAGATTCGCTCTGCGACTTCGCAGAAGGCGGCCCGAAAAGCTTCTCGAAAGCTTCGCGAGCCGAGTAGGTGCTGGCGATGTTGTTGAAATCGACGCCCATAAGAGAGAACCACAGCTCGTCGTTAGCTTCGCCGAAGAAATCGTGAAACACGCCAACCGCGACTTTCTTTCCGAGTGCGGTCGCGTACCCCATTTCCCAAATAGTACCGAACGCAGTCCGGTCATCTAGCCAGACGAAAACGGCGTCACAGTCATTTAGAGCTCGGCGGCAGCAGCTAAAGATGGCCGTGCGGTTGCATTCGGATCGGCCGCAGTGCTCGTCGGCGCAGTCGTCGTCACCGTGTTCGCCCATGTCGCTAGCGTGTCTAGATCCGCTGAAAAACGGACCAACGTACTCGTAGCGTTGCCCCCAAAACGAAACCCGCCTTTCGACCCATTCGTCTTCTGGGTCGGCCTCGGATAGATGAGTGCCGACAATGTCTTGACGCCATTGGGTTTCGTCAACCTTTCCCGCCATGTAGATTTTTGTGCTGCGGGCAGGTGCGCCGCTTCGAGGCGGCGGGTAGCAGGCGGCCGGGGTTTGCGGGGCTTGCGGGACCAGTTTTGACCAATCGATCGGCGGACTCATCAAATGACCTTTTGCTACTCGACGAACTCCTCGCACCTGCCACACGCGCAGCCGTCCTCGTCGTGCTTCCCGCGCGTGCAGCCGCACGCCTCGCAGACGTCGCCGCTCGAAGATTCATCGCGCTCTCCGATTTCGGAGAGCTCGTCGTCTTCGAGCAGCGACCGTCTACGACGCGGTGTCATCGCTTCTTGCCGTTGCTCTTCGACGCCGCCGGCTTCTTTTTCGGCGCAGGTTCTGACTGCGGCTCGT